TAAAGATGGAAACCCGCACGATGTAGTAGACAATAATATTTCGTGAAGGGAAGCCGAAATGGCAGCCAAATCGGCAACTGCGAAGCAGTCCTACGAGAAGCAGAAGCGGGCATCGTCAAGCTGGAACAAAAGGACATCCGCAGCCGGTCGTGACATCGGCTCAATCCCGCCGGTCAAGGACGTCAAACGCCGCGACGCCTGCCGGTCGTCGTTCCGCCAGTTCTGCGAGGTCTACGGTGCAGAGTCTTTTCCTCTGGCGTGGTCTGCTGACCACCTGACGGCTATTGCCAAGATTGAGGCTGCTGTGCTGCGTGGCGAACTGTTCGCCTTCGCCATGCCTCGCGGCTCGGGCAAGTCCACACTGTCAATCTGGGCGTGCCTCTGGGCGTGCCTGTACGGGCATCGCTCGTTCGTCATGCTCGTCGGCTCTGACCAAGCGATTGCGTGCCAGATGCTCGACACGCTCAAGTCGCATCTTGAACAGAACGACCTACTGGCCGAGGACTTCCCGGCTGCGTGCTATCCGGTGCGTGCGTTGGAGGGCATCACGGCTCGGGTGCGTGGGCAGACGTGCGAAGGCGAGCCTACCCACATGGGGTGGACGGCGGACAAGGTGACGATGCCGTGGATTGGCAAGGCTGCGTCTGCTGGTGCCGCCGTGCGAGTCGCTGGCATCACTGGTCGCATCCGTGGCGTTAGTCACACTCGACCGGACGGCAAGACGATACGGCCTGACCTGTGTCTGATTGACGACCCGCAGACCGACGAGTCGTCTGGCTCGCCGTCTCAGGTGGCTACCCGTGAACGCATCCTCTCCGGTGCAATCCTCGGGCTTGCTGGGCCTGGAAAGAAGATCGCCGGGCTCGCCACCATCACGGTGATTCGTCCTGACGACTTGGCTGACCGGCTGCTGGACCGGATGCGTCATCCGTCGTGGCAGGGCGAACGCACCAAGCTTGTGTACGAGTGGCCGACCGCTGATGAGTTGTGGGGCCAGTACGCCGAGATTCGGCGCGAGGGCCAGCGTAGCGGCGAAGGCACTGCGGCGGCTGACGCTTTCTACAAAGCCAATCAGACGACCATGGATGCCGGCTCTCGGGTTGCGTGGCCGGAACGGAAACACGACGACGAACTAACGGCAATCCAGCACGCCTGGAATCTGCGGATTGACCGTGGAGAGTCTGCGTTCCAAGCGGAATACCAGAATGCTCCGCTGGCTGATGACATCTCGTCCGAGAAACTTGACAAGCGTTCGCTCGCTGCTCGTGCGTTGACGCTGCCGCGTGGCACGGTGCCGCTGTCGCACCAGACGCTCACGGCATTCGTTGACGTTCAAGACAAGTTGCTGTACTGGCTCGTCGCTTCCTGGGGCGAGTCTTTCGGCGGTCACGTTGTGGCCTACGGCACCTACCCTGACCAAGCGTCTACGTTCTTCGAGGCTAAGAACGCAAAGAAGACGCTGGCACTTGCTGCCAAGGGTGCAGGGTTTGAGGGCGCGTTATCTGCTGGACTTGAGTCGCTGACGCAGATCCTTTTGGGCAAGGATTGGAGCCGTGAGGACGGCGTTGCCATGCGAGTGCGTCAGGTGTGCGTTGATGCCAACTGGGGGCAGTCCACAGAGGTGGTGCGGACTTTCTGCCGGCGGTCCACGTTTACGGCGAGTCTGCTGCCGACGCACGGCAAAGGCATCGGTGCCTCTGGCGGCTCGCTCACAGAGAAGAAGGGCAAGGGCGAAAAGCTTGGGCTGAACTGGGTCATGCGTCAGACGGCGACGAACCAGCGCTACGGCGTCTACGACACGAACTTCTGGAAGACGTTCAGTGCGGCTCGGCTGCGGCTGACGCTGGGCGATCCCGAGGCGATCACGCTCCACGCTGGCGAGCACGACATGCTCATTGAGCATCTCACCAGCGAGTACCCGGTGAGGACTGAGGCACGCGGGCGAGTCGTGGACGAGTGGAAGCTAGACAACCGGCGAGAGAACCATTGGTGGGACTGTCTTGTTGGCTCTGCCGTCGCGGCGTCGATTGCGGGCGTGCATCCCGTGGCGACAGAGGCGGGCGGGCGGCAGCGGAAGAAGGTGACAATCCCGACGAACGCCAGCGGCAAGAAAGTCATTCAAGTGAAAAGGCTGAAGTGAACCAAGTCACGCTCACCACCATCGACGGCCTCGACCCGCGTGACATGCTCGCCATCCGCTCACGGCTCACCAAGGAAGGCAGCGAGTTCCAGGCCGAGGTCACTGGCGTGCTGGTTGGCGACTCAAGCAGCTGCACTCCGGTCGCCGTCTGGCATTCTGACGGTGCGATGCTGGCGTGGGCGTGTTCGCACGTCTGGCGTGGCATGCAGACGCTTGAGCAGTACGTCGAGGAACGCTATCGGCACACAGGCAAGGCGACTGCGTTGACGGCGTTTCTGCTTTCCGTGCCGGTCATCGACGCAGCCAAGCCTCTTGCGGTGTTCAGCCCGACCACGGCAGACATCGCCCGCAAACTGGGCTGTGCCGATGTCGTGCTCTTTGAGCGACGCGGCTCTGAGTGGGTCGAAGTCTGACGGCACACCCGGTCTGAGTCATGCGGTGTTTGCCGTAGCGTTGCTCGCATGAGCGACGAACTGCGCGACAAGATCGGCGAGGTGGCATCTGGCCCGAAGAGAGTCCGCACCGATGCGGGCGAAGTCGAGGCACAGGATGTCGCCGCGATGATCGAGGCTGACAAGTATTTGGCTGGAAAGAACGCAGCCACGAGCACAGGCAGCAACACGCGGCGCGGGCTGCGGTTCAACAAGCTGATTCCTCCAGGGACGATCTAAGTGGGACTGCTAGGCAACCTGTTTTCGCGCGGGAACAGGCCGCAGCCTGCGGCGGTGCCGGTGCGTGTCCGTGCCAAGTTTGATGCCGCCGAGCGTGGCGACGACTACCGGCACTGGCAGAATGCCGACGCCTTTTCGGCTGATGCGTCTCTTTCGCCGATGGCACGCCGCACGATGCGGAATCGGGCACGCTACGAGCGAGCCAGCAACAGCTATCTGGCTGGCATGTCTGCGACGCTCGCCAACGACTTGGTTGGCACTGGCCCACGCCTTCAATTGCAGTTTGGCGACGACGAGTCTTCTCGGATTGTTGAGCGTGCGTTCTTTGATTGGGGCTGGCAGATCGATCTGCCGGCGAAGCTGCGGACGATGCGCGAGGCTCTGGTCGTTGACGGCGAAGCGTTCGCATTAATGATTTCCAATCCTCGCCTGCCAGGTGTGCAGCTTGACCTTCGGCTTGTGGAAGCCGAGATGGTCGCCACGCCTACGGAACTTATGAGCGAGACGATTACGCCTGACGGCTCGACGGTTGACGGCATGGAGTTTGACTCTGTCGGCAACGTCGTCGCCTATCAAGTGCTCAACTTCCATCCTGGCAGCAATTTCCGCGTCAACACTTTGCAATTTCAGCGCGTGCCTGCTGCCCAGATGATTCACTGGTTCCGTCCTCTGCGTCCTGGTCAACATCGCGGACTTCCCGAGGTGGCACCGGCTCTGAAGCTCTTTGCCCAGCTTCGCCGCTACACAGAGGCGGTCTGTGCTGCTGCCGAGACTGCCGCTGACTTTGCTGGCTTCCTGCGGACAAACTCGCCAGCCGCCGAGGTGGACGAGGTCGAAGCGTTTGCGGAGATGCCGATTGAGAAGCGGTCGATGGTCACGCTTCCAGACGGCTGGACGTTCGAGCAGCTGAAGGCAGAGCAGCCGACCAGCACATACGCGATGTTCAAGCGTGAACTCATCGGGGAGATCGGGAGATGTCTTGGACTTCCCTTCAACGTATCCGCACTCGACTCGTCATCCTACAACTACGCTTCCGGTCGCATGGATCATCAGGTCTACGCGACGACACAGCGAATCATGCGCGACGATCTTGAGCGCAAGATGCTCGACCGCGTGCTTGAGGCGTGGGTCAACGAGGCCACGCTTGCGGGCTACATGCCGCAAGGCGTTCCTGCCTTTTCTGAGTGGGATTGGTCTTGGCAGTGGGACGGCAAAGAGCACGTTGATCCCGCCAAGGAAGCAAATGCCGCCGAGACACGGCTGCGGAATCACACGACCACGCTCGCGGCAGAGTACGCAAAGCAGGGCAAGCAGTGGGACGTCGAACTGCGTCAGCGTGCTGCTGAGATGAACCTCATGAACGAGCTTGGCCTGTTTATCGAAATGCCACAGGGCATGACGTACGACGGCGAAGTTGACGAGAACGGCGAACCGCTGGAGGACGAATGAACGCAATAAAACTGGATTCTGGCGTCGAGTTTCTGCAAGCCGCCGAGGGCGAATCGGCACCGGCTGGGAAGCGGTTCCGCATCGTCGCATACACCGGCGCTCCGATTCGTCAGGGCTGGAGCCGCGAGCCGGTCGTGATTGACATGGCTGGCATGCAGTTGCCGGCGACTGTGCCTGTCGTGCTCGGGCACGACTACACGCTCGGCTCGATCCTCGGCCAGGGTCGTCCGTTCATTGAGGCTGGGCAGCTGATCGTTGAAGGCGAGATCCTCGCCGACAACGAGAACGCACGCCAAGTCATGGCGCTGGCTGCGGCTGGCTACCAGTTCCAGGCGAGCGTAGGTGCTGACGTTCGTCGGCACCAGAAGATTGACGCCGAAGGCGTCACAACCGTCAACGGAGCGGCTCACGTTGGGCCGGTTCGAGTGGTCAAAGCTTCCGCACTTAGGGAGACGAGTTTCGTCACGTTAGGCGCGGATTCGGCCACGAATGTTTCTATCGCAGCGGAAGAAGCTGTCCAGGAGGTTTCTATGGCGGACAACGCCACCCAGACGCCCGCAGAGGAGCCAATTGTGGCTGCCGCTGTGGAAGCCACGGCGAGTGTCGCCGTGGAAGCCAAGCCCGAAGTCGATCACGCCGAAGTGATTGCCTCTCTCACCAAGAAAGTCGAGACAATGGAAAAGCTGATCGCCACCCGCGACGAGCGTCCTGCTGCCCCTGCCGTTCACATGGCACAGCCGACCGCTCGCACGCCCGAAGTCATTGAGGCTGCGTTTGCCCTCCAGGGCGGCCTGCCGAATGTCGAGAAGCAGTACGACGCCAAGACTCTTGAAGCCGCTGCGAAAATCCAGCGGACGACGTCCCTCGGCGAGGTGCTCATCTCGGCTGCTGAAGAAGGCGGCTACACCGGCTCGCGTCGGATCTCCGCTGCAACCCTGCGTCCGATCCTTGCTGCTGCTTGGGCGACCCACAGCATCAGCGGCATCCTGTCGGCGACCGTCAACAAGTTCCTGCTCGCCGGCTTCAACGGCGTGGAAGGCTCGTGGCGGTCCATCTCGTCGGTTCGCAGCGTCAATGATTTCAAAACGCTGACGAGCTACAGGCTCAACGGCGGCATGGTTTTTGAGAAGGTCGCCCCCGGCGGCGAACTCAAGAACGCTGGCGTCAGCGACGAGTCGCGGACGATCTCGGCAGAAACCTATGGCATCATGACGAGCGTCACTCGCAATGACCTCATCAACGATGACCTCGGTGCTCTGACTGCCGTGCCTCAGCGAATTGGCAGGGGTGGCGCGATTAAGCTGAACTCGGTTTTCTGGGCTTCGTTCCAAGACGATTCGGCGTTCTTCACCACGGCCCGCAACAACAAGAAGAACACGGCGGGTGCTCTCAGCCTGGCGAACCTCAAGGCGATTGCCACGATGTTCCGCAAGCTGAAAGATCCCGATGGCAACCCTGTTGCTGTCGAGCCTCGGGTTCTGCTCGTTCCGGCTGACATTGAGTTGGCTGCTGCGGAGATCATGGGCTCGTCGCTCTTGGTCGGCGGCTCGTCCGCTGCCCCGGATCGCAACGTGCTCGCCGGTCGGTATCAGGTCGTCTCGACCAGCTACCTGTCCAGCGCCGAGGACTACTACCTCCTCGCATCGCCGGCTGATCTGCCGGTGATGGAAGTGGCGTTCCTCAACGGCGTGCAGTCACCCATCGTTGAGACGGCGGAAGCCGACTTCAACACGCTGGGTGTGCAGATGCGTGGCTACTTCGACTTCGGCGTTGCCAAGGCCGAGTACCTCGCCGGCGTCAAGGCCGACGCTTCGTGATCTGAAAACAAACCGTGACCGCTGGGCGGGAGCCAGTTCCCGCCCAGCGGCATGATTCCAACCAACCCATACCAAGAAAGTAGGTGATCTCATGGCTGATTACGTTCAGGCTGGCTGCCTCATCGACCACACGCCGTCGTCCGCTGTCGCGGTCGGTGGCGTGGTGGTGCTTAATGATCTCGTGTGCGTCGCTCCCGTGGCGATTGCTGCCAACGCTCTCGGCGTTGTTGCTGTCGATGGTGTCTGGTCGATGCCGAAGGCGGCTGCGGCGAGCAACAAGGCGATCAGCCAAGGCGCTCTCGTCTACTGGGACGCCACCGCTGGCAACATAACCACGACCTCCACGGACAACAAGCGTGCTGGCAAGGCTGCTAGGGCTGCCTCGACCACCGACACGACTGTTCAAGTGCTGATCAACATCGGCTGATCCAGTTCCCGTCCCATTGCAAGCCGCCGGCCAGTGCGTTTCATCCTTTCCGCCTGGCCGGCGGTCTTGTAGCCAGAGGTGCCTATGTCCGACCTACTCGCCAGCGGTGCGTCTTGGCTCGCCGGCCAGTTGTCGGCGAGTGCGTCGCGGTCTGTCCGCTACTCGCGCGGCGCTGATTACGGCACTGTCAGTGCAACGATTGGCACAAGCCGCTTTGAGTCGCAAGGCACGAGCGGCGTGATCGAGCAGTGGGAAAGCCGTGACTTCATTATCAAGTCGGGCACGCTGCCGTTTGGCGAGCCGCTGCGGCATGACCGAATCATCGACACGATTAACGGCGTTGACATCACCTATGAGGTGACGAGCCCGCGTGGCGTCCCTGTGTTTCATTACGGCGACGCATTCCGCACGACGGTGCGAGTCCACACGATTGCCACTGCCGAGGCGGCACAGGTCGCTCCGGCGCTCAGGCGTCGATTCTGGGGGGCGTTCGCTGCCACTACCATTACTGACGCCCAGATCGCCGCAAGCCTATCTAATGACCTCGGAGGCTCTCGGGCACAGTCCCGCACGATTACGGCGGCGACTGCGTACATCTACGTCGTCCTGCCGACGAGTTTCGGCTTGCCGACGTTTGCCGTCAGCGGCTTGACGTCCTCCGCTTGGGAGACGACGCAGCGGACGGTCACGCTCGCTGGTCAGTCTGCGTTGTCTTACGGCATCTATCGCTCCACGTACCCGATCACCGGCACCGTCGATCTGGTGGTGTCATGACGCAGATAAAAGGCACCAACGTACTTGCCCCGGTCGTGCCGTTTGACACGACTGACAGCCACGCTTCGCACGAGGCACGTTACGGAAAAGGCGGATACCGCAGCGTCGCCGACATCGCCGAGCGTGATGCGATCCCGCAACTGCGGCGTGAGGCGGGGATGCTCGTCTGGGTGATCGACACACAGAAGGCGTGGCGGCTTAACGCCAACTTGACCACATGGATTGAAGTTACGGCGATCAACGAACCACAACTCATAGACGGCGGGAGCTACTGACATGCCAACCACGATTCGTATCAAGCGGTCCACGGTGTCGTCGGCACCCGCTACGCTGCAAAATGCAGAGCTTGCCTACAGCGAGGGAGGCGGCGGCACGCTCTGGGTGGGCGTTGGCACGGGCGGTGCTGGCGGCACAGCCACGAGCGTGCAGGCTATTGGCGGCCCGGCGTACATCTCAAGCCAGCTGTCCGGTTACCTCACCAGTGCCAGCCTGTCATCAACCCTGAGCGGCTACGTCACTACGTCGTCGTTAAGCACGACGCTGTCCAGCTACGCGACAACCAGTGCCGTGACAACGGCAATCTCCAATGTCATCAACGCTGCCCCGGCAGCACTGGATACGCTCAAGGAACTTGCCGACGCTCTTGGCTCTGATGCCTCGTTCTCGACCACCGTCACCACCTCGCTGGGTGGCAAGCTGACCACGGCAAACAACCTGAGCGAGTTGACTGCCACGGCATCGACGGCCAGGACAAATCTCGGGCTTGGGACAATGGCGACGCAGTCTGCCAGCAACGTGGCGATCACGGGTGGCACGATTGACGGCGTAACGCTCGACGGCGGCACGTTTGGGGTATAGCCGGTCATTTGTTGGCTTTTCGCAATGACAATGCCAACCACGAGGAGTCCACGAAATGCCTACCGTATCGCAGCTTCCAGGCGACTTGACCGTTGAGTTCACGGTTGGCGACGAACTGAACTTCACGCTTGATCTCGACATCGACGTCACCTCGTACACGTTCACGGCAGGCGTCTACGTCGTCAGCACGAACGGCTTTTTCGGTGGCGGCGGCGGCACGATCAACGCTGTCGGTGCCACTGCAATCACGCCGACGATCACGGTCGTCAACGCTGCCGCTGGCACGCTGTCGTGGGGCGCGAGCGAGGCTCAGACGGTCACGCTTTCGCCTGCAATCAAGTATCGGCATTTCGTTCGCTACGTGACGCCTGCTGGCGTGACTCGTACAGTTGTCAGCGGCGACTTCATACCGAAGGCACCATGAGCAACATCAACGTCACAGTCACGAACGCGGGTGCTGCAAACGTCTCCGTGTCCAACGGCTCGACGGTCAACGCCACTGTCGGCAATGGCGGTGCCGTCAACGTGTCTACCGGCACGATCTCTCCAGGCAATGCCACGGTCGTCTCTGGCACGCTGGCAATCAACAGCGTGACGACTCTCGCTGCTGGATCGCAGGCGTACGTGAAGAACGACGCCGGCACTGCATTTGCTGCAAAACTGGACATCGGCATCCCGGCTGGCCCAGCGACAACTGTGTTGGTTGGCAACACGACCACGCTGGATAGTGGCAATGCCACCGTCACCGGAACTACTAGCGGCAGCAACTTGACACTGGCGTTTGCGATTCCTCGCGGTGCGGCGGGAGCAAGCGGCACCAACGGCACCAACGGCGTGACGCCGACCTTCTCTGCGTCCGCTACCACGCTCTCGGCTGGCAGCAATGCCACCGTGACAGCGACGACGACCAACAGCGGCGCAAACGTCGCCCTGGCGTTCGGGATACCGCAGGGGGCTGCCGGATCTGGCGGCGGCTCAAACCTGACGCTCTCTGACGCCACGCCGTCTGCTCTCGGGACGGCATCGGCTGGCACGGGCACCTCTGCCAGCAGGAGCGACCACACGCACGGCCTGCCGTCGCTCTCGACGCTTGGGGCTGCGGCAGCCAATCACGCACACCCATACGTCACCAGCCTCAACGGCCTCAACGGTGCTTTGACGCTGGCGGCTGGCACGGGCGTGACGCTGACCGCCAGCGGCTCGACCATCACGATTGCGTCAACGGGCGGCGGTTCCAGCGACGTTGACGGCGGCGACTATACGGGCACGCTCGTCTACGACCGGACCATAACAATCACGC